CTGCGCTGTCTCTTCGTCCTCGTAGAACAATTCTGGCGCAGGGTCCGTCCCTCGATATTGGATCGCTACTTCTCGGACTAGCTCGCAGCAATCGAAATAACCGTAATCGAACGGGGAATCCTCAAACTTCTTAACCGCCGCTCTAACCGCTTCGTATCTGGTCATCGGAGATTAATGTCCGGTGAAATCCCGCCTCGTCCACCACCTCCGCTTATGCCTACAACTGGCGTCCCGGTCCCGAACGATTGCGTCTTACCACCCCACCTAAATTTCGCTTCTACCATCTGGGGTAGGTACTTATAGAAAAGATCACCGGAGAACTCGGATTGATGGTCCGCGTCATTCTGTAGGCGACCGTTGGTTTTCTCAAAGGCTGCTAGCTGGGATTCACAAGAGACCCGAATAACAGACTGAGCGCCTACCGCCACCTGAACATCGTCAATCTTCCCAGACCACATAGGGTGAGGGTCTGAGAGGACTACACGGTCTAAACCGATAAACCCGATGGACAGATAGACCTCTCGGAGAATCGTATCGTCAGCGAGATGGGCATTCGCGATAGTCGCATCAATTCCAGAGAGGACTAGATCGACCTTGTAAGGGGAAATATCACTCCCCTCTTCAATGGTAGAGATAGACCCGAAGTCCCCTAATCCTGACCATGTACGAGAAGTGCCGCCCCAATCATCAGCGGTAATATCTCCAATATTGTCGTGAAGGTAGAGGGTTCCTGTAGGAGAGTCATATTTGATCTCACAAAAGACTACGGGGCGGACTACCGCGCCATCTACCGCGCCTAAATTAGTAGCTGATAGCCCCCGGCTCATGCGATTACGTCCTCCACCGCATCGAACGTAAAGGACGAAATAACGGGAGAGCGGTTAGACCACGAGGACTCGTTAGAGATTAGGCGGAAGATGCCCTTAGGCGTGTCGATCTCTAGCGCCGTGTTATCCGCTGGGGTAGCGCGTAGCTCAGGCACGAACTGAATCGTAGCCGCACCCGCCGTGATCGTAGCATCTGCTACGCACATCTTTAGTTCGCCATTAACCTCGAAGAAGTCCCCCACGAGCATAGCGTAGGTTCCCGATGTCCAGCCGTCCGTATCAATCTCGTTCCCAGTCTCCGAGGCGCCATTAACCCGAGGCGTACCGTCACCATCAGCTCTCCGGGTGTACGAATGGTCCTGAAGATAGAAGTTATTCGCCGTCGCCTGCAACTGGCTTAGGAAAGCCTGCATAGCAGCCCTGTCAGCGTCGAACAGGTTCTGGAAGGTAAGGGATACCCGCCACCGATTACCCGTCCTCTGAGCCGTCTGTATAGCCCCTGTGAGAGGCGATACATATTGCCGGGAGTTGGACACGATAGACCACGACGTGTCCGTAGGGCGTACTGAGGGCATTGTGAGCGGCATTAGAAGCGCCTCCGGGCTAATAGGTCAGCGATCTCCGCCTTCTGCTGTCGTAACTGGGCGGTGAATAGGGCTCGATCCTGCTCCGTCGCACCACCTGAAATGTTCACCGTAGGGGAGTAGACAAGGCTCGGTTGAGCCCCTCTCATGGCTTCATTCGTCGTAACCCGTCCGCCAGCATTACCCATCGTAAGGACTTCAGGGCCACGCTCGCCTACTACATAGGACTCTCCCGGTCTCACCTGACCGCCCAGAGCGCGCCCTGTGAGGCTTTTAGCGGAGAACGATACCCCAGCAGCGATAATCGCTCCCGCAGCAGCAGCGCCCAATGCAGGGCCTACAAGAGGTATACCCGAAAGAGACTTATAGGCTTTCATAGCAGCAGCGTAGGAATCAGAAATGATCTGTGCCGCGTTCTCTCGCTTCTCAGCGTCAGCGAGGTTGATAGCCAAAGCTGCTGCCTTCTGCGCGTTATCAGACTTGCCGCTAAGAAGATCATTTGAGAACTCAATAAGGCGTTGCGTATTCTCTTGCGCTAAGCGAACACGCTCCTTCTCTGCTTCTTCCTCTGCGCGCCGTAGTTTGTCAGCACGGGCTAAATCTTCTCTGGCAAACGCATCCATAAGGCTACGTTCGTCCCTTCGGAGTTGAGCAAGCTCTTCTCGGGCCTTCTTTTCCTCTTTGACCGAATCAATCAGCTTTTGCTTAGCTTCGATCTCGTCATAGATTCGATTGATCTCGATTATTTGCTCTTTGCTTGCATTAGCCCGCCTTGCTATCTCAAGGTCACGATCTCTACCGAGCTTACCCATGAGGGCTAATTCTTCTTCTAGCCCTACAATCAAATCGCCAATGCTTTCTGAGTTCCCATCAATAACAGCTTGCAGGTTTTTAAGTTTCTGCTCAGATAGGCCAATTTGAACTAGAAGCTCGTTTTCCTTAGCCGCCTGCTCTTCTGCTTGCGCAGCGGTAATCCCATAAGCCTTTGCAAGCGGGTTTAACACATTTGTTAGCTTGCTATACCGCTCACGCAACGTATCTAGTCGCTCTTGCTCCTGAGCGATCTTTAGCTCTGTTTGACGACGGATGAATTGCTGCTGGATTTCATCAAGCTCGTTGAATTCTTTGCCCAAACCGTCAATGGCCGCTTCTAGCTCGGCAGAACTCATGCGAACCGTTTTCATATTGAAGGCAACGCCAGCGAGAGCCGCGCCTACCGCGATGAACGCACCGACAACGGCACCACCGGGACCAAATACAGACGCGATCTGAGGGCCCTGCTGAGCAAGGACAGTAAAGCCAGAGGTGCCAGATTGAAGCTGAACCGCCACGTCCTGAAGCTGGAATGACGTCTGCTGTAATGCGCCCTTCATGGGCTTAAATTTAGTCTGGGCATCAATGACATTCTTGCCCAGATTTTGTGCAGACGTAGAGGCGGTAGTAGCCCTTTTATTGAAGTTAGACAGGTCCGTAGTCGCTTTGCGAACCTGAGCGGTATCTGCCTTTAGAGTAATTAAACCTTCTACAGCGGCCATTTAGGTTCTACCCCGCGATACTTTGCCAGCGCCATGATGGCTTCGACTTCCCAGCAATCTAACTCATGGCCCGTCAGGCGTACATAACTCTCGATCTCCGAATAAGTATACTCCGAAAGCGAGGTGTACGCTTGCCAGACGCTATCGTGTTCTTGGGATAACCGTGGCCCGTTTTCTAGCTCTTTAGGCGTCCTCCCCGTGGACTTCTCTACCTGCTTTAGCGTTTCGTAGCGGCTAACCGATGATCCCTCTGGCTTTGAGTGCATATACATACACCACCGGCCATACCGTACGAACTCGTCAGCTAGCCCTTGGTAAAATTTCCCGAGTCAGCCAGAAAGGTTAGAAGCTGATTCACGATAGACGGTGACTGCTCGTAAAGCGCCTTGGCGTTGGCCTTAGTACACTTATACGGCTTGCCACCCTTCGTAAGATTCCGCCAATCAATGGTGATAGCTACAAGCGACTCTACATCTAACGATTCGTAGTCTAGTTCCTCTAACTTACCTTCGGACTTCGCTTGGATAATGGTAGAGGTTTGGCGCTTGCGCTGCTGCCGCCACGCCTTAGAGTCCGCACCTTTAATCTTGATGAATACATCGGTAGGAGAACCATCCACCGGGGAGAGGATATTAACCTCTGCCCCGGCTTCATGGCTTGCCGCAGTGGCTAGCTTTTCAAACTCCATAATCCCGCCCTTTTATGGGTTATGCAGCAGTCCGCGTAATCACGATGTTGGATGCGTCGGTCCCGTCATAGAGGCCCACGAAGTCCATAGCGATAGTGATAGCGCCTTCCCCAGACACATCCGGTTGACCAGAGTTGTACTTCACATTTCCGATCTCAATGAGGTAGTCATTCCCATCGAGGTCGGTCAGGGTAAGAGCAATGCTGCTGCTGGTTTCGTTCAAGAACTTCTCGTAGAGAGCTTTAGACTCAAAGTAGGTCGTAAGCGTACCCGTAAGACGGCTCTTGCCAATAGAAGGACGCTGGGTCGTAGCCGACCCCACAGCGAAGAGCGGCTCGATACCGTTCTCTAGCGTCAGCTCAAGAGCAGTCACCGTTGCAATCGCGGAGCCACCCTCCTGAATTGACCCAGTGAAGGAATCAAACGGGGTATTCCCAACATCAGCGCTATAGGTGCTGGATGCCACCTGCGAGGTGTTCAGGCTTAGGTCTTTGCCGATGACTCCAAAGGTAGCCGTCACCATGCTGTTTGGCGATACGCTGAGCGCCAGCGAGTTGATCTCACAGCCGGTATAGCGGTGATACTCTGGCGTAGCAAGATCAGCGAACTTACGCTCAAAGGTGAACGAGCGACGGGTGACGCCAGCTTTGAGAACGTCAGTCGTCCAGCTACCGCAGAGAGCAGCTTCCAAGAGATCATCAAATGCTTCGTACTCAAGCTCGCCAGTGAACTCACCGCCAACGGACTTATTGCCGTGGCGAAAATCCTCTACCTGACGATCACCACGGAGCTTTTCGGACTCCACGGCGTCTTTCGTCAGAGCGAGGGTCGTCCCCGTATGAGGAACCGGCGTCCAAGTAGGCGTGGAAGGCGTGGTTCCGTAGGTCGATTCTGCAACGTAGTGCAGACTATGTTGTGCGCCGTTTGCAATAGTCATGATCGTGCCCCTGTATAAGTCTGCACATCAATTGAAACCGGCACGAATACCCACGCGCCGTCTAATAATGCAGGACCGATACTAACAGACCGAACCCGCAAACTAGTCCCATTATAAGACAGAACCGTGCCTCTCTTAAAATGGTCCGCAATCGTATCCGTGAGCGTAGTACGTCCTGCGCCCCGTGGATATACAACGTCTACCTGATAGATAGCGTTGGTCTCATCCTTCCCAGAAGCGCCCAGAGAGGCTTGTACGGTCTCTGTAGGTAGGAACTGTGGCCGAAGGTAGGTCGTGCCTGCTTTCGGCTCATAGGGGATGTTAGGCCACGCTACGGGCGTTGAATCCATAGAATCTAAACGGGCATCAAGCGCAGCCTGCATATCATTGAAATAGGTACTCACTTGTCTGCCTCTTTCATCCGCGCTTGTAACTCCGCTACGCTTAGCCGAATCATTCCACTGGGCGCCTGCTTAGACCATCCGTATTCTAATCGTTTCGCGTATGGAAGATTGTTTGAGAGATAGAACGTACTGCCCATCTTCAAAGCATTAATAGTGCCCCGCGCCTTATTTATAGCTTGGCTCCCAGAGCGATCTGCTGTCGGAGTAGTAGCGGTGTTAATGCTATTTACAGAGGCTTGCCAGTTATTGCGAAACCGGCCTGTATCCACTGGGCTACGCTTTACGATCCGATTCGTCAGACCGAACAGAGTCCCCCGCACCACCTTCTCGGGATACTCGGCGAACTCTAATGTCGCTGTCGTCCAATCCTTCATTTCCGAATCTGTAGGTTCGATGCGACCACGGACCCACCGGGCCCGATATCGCTAATGTTGATAACACGGTAAGTATCTGAGCCCACCACGACCGTATCGCCGACTTCATACGTTCCAGACTCCGCGAGCATCCTACGGTCGCCCTGTAAAACAGCACCGTCAGCCCTATCAGCGTCAGTATAGTCAAAAAGGCAAGCGTATCCCGTAAACGTAGACGCTGTGTCACTGGTCTGCCCCGTAACTGGATTGTAGGCCCCCTTCGTTACACGGGTGAACGTGTACTGCTTGCCGAACTTCGTAATCATTCGGCCAGCGGACGCCGTGATGGGCGTATAGTTGTACGTCATGCGCGGGAAACCATCGTGACAGGCTGAACCAGCTTCCTAAGAGCTTGGGTCAAGGCAGGCGTAGTGCGCTTCATGCCTGCGTTGTCCTTGTAGGTGATCTTGATAGAGTCCACCTGCTCAGACGTTACCTCACGCTCAGAAGGCGCTAACCGGGAATCTCCGTCCGCCTCAATCTTGATTAGCTCATAGATAGCGGTTTTAACTTCCTTCGGGATTTCATCCGAATCCACGGCGTACCCGTCAATGTAGACGTCATCCCGAGGCCATTGCATCGGCTGGTCTTCGGTATGCTTTACGCCCTTAAAGGAAAGCGACTCAAAATAATCATGGGCACGGTATAGCTGCTGGGAGATGGCATCGTCGGTCCCGTAGGTGATCCCGCGATCATCGGCCCAGCTCTTAAATTCTGCGACGGTGATGTAAGAGTTAGCCGCAGAGACCACCGTTCCATCTTCGACCACGATAGCCATTAGCGGGACTCCACAACCTTGTAGTCGCCGAGTTTGTAATTCTCGACTTCAGAGGGATGTACGTCAGCGGTCTTGCCGTCAGGACGCACCATCTTAATTAGTTTGGGCTTAGGCCCCGGTTTCTTCTTTTCCATGATGCCTCCAAGAGAAAGGGGGCCCGAAGGCCCCCTGATACCTCTTAGCCGAGGAGGAGAGCAATGAAGTCAGGCTTCCAAGCCTTGACGCCCCATGCTGCTGCCACTTCGATCATGGTCTTACGATAGCCGCGATACACGCGAATCTCGAACACAAGACCGGAGAAGGGGTCTTGGACGGTCATTGCGTCATCGGCAGCATCGCCACCTTCCGGCACAGCAGGAGCGCGCATTGCGATCTCCAGAGCCCGACGGTGGAAGGCCACGTTGGCGGTGTAGCTGTTGCCCACGGTGATCGCGGCATTGTCTGCAAGAGCCAGACGCAAACCGGGAGCCCCGATTGCCAGAGAACCACCAGAGAGAGCGGTGTTGACCACATACTT